AGTCTATCCTGACGTTATACTGGGCAAAAATCTGTTCTTTCGTCTTCGGGAGCTTGTAGCATACCCAGTCGAGCCCTTCTGGCCCGATACCCCAGTAGGTATGCATCGGGTCCCACGGCGTGATATCCACGTAGGTTGTCCCGTCTTCCCGTTTCGCAAGAAGAGCCCTGCCTGCAACCCATCCCCTGATTGCCGCATACCAGCCGAGCTGGTCACGGAGTGTGGGAAGCATCATTCGCATGAGCCGTTCATCTGCGGCCTTGGTAATCCCGATCAGGAAGCGTTCTTTCATGTCATTGCGTTCCCTGAGATCGGGTTCTGCGCCGTCATGGGGAATTCGGACGGTCATATCCGCCCCGGCAATCCACCCAATGACCTTTTCTGCGTAGGTCTGGGGGCCATTTGACGTATAGGACTGGTATCCATCCCCTGCGTCGTAGGGTTCAAGGCGGTACAGGGCGTGGTCGTCCTGCATCCGCTGTCTCAATGGCTCGGTTGAGTCGTAATGCGACTCTACCAGGTCAACGATATCCTCTGGCCGTCTCCTCGGCATTATTTACACCCACCTCTTTACCCGGATTCGGTCCCGTCCCTCGACATATCCGTATCCAAAACGGTCGATGAGGCCATAAATAACTGCTTTTATCCCGTGATTATACTTATCTTCCGGGATTTCGCCAACTATATTCCCTTCCCGGTCTGTTTTCCACCTGTACGCCTTGGTCTGTCCGTCGAATGGGTTGGGTGCGGAGCCGAACTCCGACAGGATTCCGCTGCATTTCGGACTAAAGACAATTCTCGGTGCATGGGTAGCAGGATTTACCTTGAGCCACCCTTTAAGTCTCTCCGTCCCCTCGTTGATCCTGATCTTCTGCGACGAGAGGTAGAGCCCCGTCTTGCCGAGCCAGAGTTCTGTGGGGGCTGCCATTGCCTGATGTTGGGTTCCTGCGATGTCGATGACTCCAAACTGGACATCTCTCCACCAGGGTCTTCCCTGGGCGATGTCGATGATATCGTCGGTGACGAGTCCCTGTTCGTAAATTTCATCAATAACACAAATCTGTTCACCCCTGACCTGAACAACTTCCAGGGCATACGCACCAGCGTAGCCGGGGTCCATCCAGAGGTGAACTGGTTCTCCTGGTTCATATTCCACCTCGCTGATGTGAGCGTCCGGGCGAAACTCTGGGAATACCAGCCCCTTGGGCGGAGAAGGTTTCCCCTCGATACGCTCCATGAAAAAGTCGTCGCTTGAGGCTTCTTTCAGCCTCAGTATCTCCGGGTCGGTCGATCCGCCGGGGTATAAATGAATATTCGTATAGCTTGGAAGCGAGTATGCTCTCGCCTCTTTATCAGCCCCCGATGCCCATGCCGTGTACATCTGGGGATACCATCCTAGTGATCCTTCAAATGTTCCTGCGAGGAACATCCATCCCCGTTTTGGGGCGCACCTGCCTCTAAGTCGGAAGAAAGTTTCGAGATCAAGCTGAGAAGCCTCGCATCCGATAATTCCATTGGGAGCCCGCATCGCGAGCGTTCGAGGATCTTTCGCAGACTTTGTCTCAATCCGGGTTCCATCAGCAAGAGTAAGATGGCCTGGGTCAACTCGCTTCGATGCTTCCTTGAGTATTCCGAGAGTGGTGAAGTCGGAAAGGAGGTATTCAAATTCCGCCCGTGTCCTCTCGTAGTCGGCGGCAACAAGCCAGTAGAGTCCCCGTTCCTCGGTATCTGCGAACCGGGAGAGGAGGTATTTTGCAGCCACGAGAGACTTGCCTGCCTGTTCACCCCCGGCAACCAGGTTAAACCGGTAGGGCGAGTCGAGGATAACCCTCTGCTCTCTCGTCGGCGCATAGCCAACTTTTTGAAAAAGGTAATCACGCAGCCCTGACTCCTTTACCTGGGTGGTCATTCTTTCTCCTTCGGCGCGTTCCCCCGGCGTTCCAGTATTTCCTGGAGCGTGTCCTCAACATTTCCGGGGAGCTCCGCAGGTTTTTCCACCGCCTCTTTCTTGATATCCTTCGCTGCCTTCCTCCACTCGATGATCAGATCCTTCGCCGTATCCTCGGTCATCGCAAACTGCGGCCTGTACTTACTCGGAAGGTTTGCATTCAAAAGCCCCAGAAGCAGGATGTCTCCACCCTTCCCCTGGCCGGGATTCTGTACCCGCTCTAACGCGATCCCCTCCAGCTTCTCCCCAAATGCCTGCCTCCTCCGGTCCATCTCCTTGGCAAACACCGGGTCACGAGCCAACCAGCTTGTATACGTCGCCCTCATAATCCCAGCTATAGAACACGCATCCCGAATCGTACCATGCTCCTCATACATATTCAGGAACTTCTCTTTCCTCTTCCGGGTGTCCTCTGACCTCTGGGTGTTGTTCCTCCCCTGGGTTAATGGACGCTCCCTCTTTTCCTCCATCGTCTCCCTTTCCCTAAGAACCCTATCCCTCTAACGGAGTATTACAATATTACTGTTCCCCCCCCTAAAGGGGGAGGGTACAACAGTAATATTACTGTAATATTACGCCGTATTACGGTGTGACATAGATACAAAATTACTCATACTTGCCAATATTCCGATATTACGGTCGGTATTACGGTCGTATTACACCGTATTACTCTCATATCTGTGGCATCGTGTCAAGCATTCAAGCGTATTTTGTGGCAGCGTAAACGCCTTTTGTGCGAAAAATTCTGTCATGGGTATATAAAAGTACCCACCACAAAAACTCAAGCCATACCCCCACACACACCATAGACAGCACCATCACCACATACACACACACATCGCCAACACAACACCAACAGCACTCACAGACACCATACACACCACATACACAGACATATGACAGAAGACTCTCGACAACGACAACCCAACACCCCACATATACTCTTATCCCAGGTAATCATCATTCGTTCTTCATTGATCAGTAGTCATTGTTCGCTATTGTTATCCATTGTTGTTCTTCTCATTATCGTTTGTTATGTGTCGGCTTTGTTGCGTCGTCTCGTCGTTGCGTCGTGCGTCGTCGTCGTGCGGTTTGCGTCGTCGTTGCGTGTTGCGTGGTGCGTGTTTTTTCGTTTACTGGTTACGACTACAATTATGCAACGCACCCACGCCGATTCGCCCGCACGTTCCAGGCCGTCGATAGCAGGATCGCAAGAGCTCAAACGCTACCGATCACCCGTTACGTTTTCCTTGTGTCGTGGTGGCCATCCTAGATACGTTTCCATCGACATTACAACGAACCAACCGAACCGCCAAACATTCCCAAATATACCGAATTGATACTCTTGCTAATTTGTTGTGACTATTGACATTTAATTACGCATGGGTTTATAATTAGGCATGGTCAAGGTAAGTATGGGAGGAAGCACGATGGCAAGGCGTAAAGTTTACGAGGTAACGAAAACCATCACATTTGTTTGGGTAGTAGAAGCAGGTAGCAAGGAAGAAGCAATAAGCTACGCCATCGGCGGCTTAGGGGAAACACAAGCTGGAACCCGCTACGGTGGCGAAAAGGCCAAATGCATGGAAACCCTGCCAAAAAGCAAAGCTAACGGCTAGCTAGGGTGGCCGAGGATCTCGGCCATCCAATGGTGATCGTTAGTGACACCAAATTTAAGTGGAGGAAACATGACAAGCAAAGATGGATGGTTAGCAATAGGCAAATGGAGCGTCATCGCTGCAATGCGGCGAGGGGCAAGATTCTTCATCGGCGGGGATGCCAAAAACCACCACTTAGTGCTTGAGGACGGGTCGATCATGCGAGTTCACCCCAGAACCGTCCAAGCCGTGTTAGACACCGGATTAACGCAACCTCTTAATCTTGATCCTTGGAGTCCAATGTCTCAGGAGCAAGTACTGAAAGGCTAGCTGATAGCCTACCGCTAGGTGGTGGAGGGGACCACCTAGCGGTGGGGTGCAAGCTAGCACCAGAAGGAGGAAGCATGAGTACAAATGCTTCAACGCCATGCGTCATCTGCCGAAACCCGATAGGGGTTAATTCTTACGGTTGGGGTGGTGGGCAAAACGCCGCACCAGTAGCAATCGGGCA